TTAACAGCTGTTGGTGTGTAATCATTTAAGTTTTCTTGATTAGAAAATCTTATAAACATTGGATCTTGAGTCGTAGGATCTCCAATAGTTGTTTCCGTTCCAAAATGAAATAAGTGTCTGTCTCTATCAGATACTTGAGTTAATCTTGTTGCAGTTGGATTACTGGTTGTTACAAAACCAGATGTTGATTGAGATGCCCTTATCCCTCTTGCACCGGATGCTCCTGCATTCCAAGTAAAAGTTTTTCCATCTCTAATTGTTGCAACAAGAACTTGTCCATAGTTATCAAGACTCCANTTTCCTGGATCTAAAATAACATCACTTGTAGATCTTTCTGTTCCCCATGTTGAATCGCTCCATGAAGATGTTCCCCAACCATAACCTACGGTTTGAAAAACAGGACCTACTTCAATGTAAGGATTAACAGTCGCTGCACCTGCTGCAGTCATACCGGATCCTCCTTCAGCTCTTACAGCTTGAACGGTAAATTTATCTACTGTTGCAACTGTTAAAATTTCATAAGCTACTTCTAATTCTGCTGCTGTAAAGTCTGATGCACCTGTAACAGTTACACCAGATAAAGTTACATATCTTCCAACTTCTAGACCATGAGAGCCTTTATTAACTTGTAAAACATTTGAACCATTAACAGTTGTTAATGTACATCCTGTAATAGCTGTATCTAATGGTGTGATATCAAAAAACTGTTCTCCATAATATAAAAATAAACCTTGAGAAGTTCCAATAGCTGCATATCTTTCACCAGCTAAAGATGTCCAGGTGTGTTGAGCACGTGCTACCCCAGGCAAAGTTTCACCCGCAACAGATAATTGATTCCAACCACCTATTTTTTCAGGTAATCCATATCTAAATCTAACAAAATCACCATCAACCCATTGAGACTCTGCTGCTGAATCTGTGATCATTTTGTTAAAACCAGGCTTGAAATTTAATTTTTGTAGCATATAGTCCCTTATATATTAGTTTACTATATAATGAAAGCTTCAAAGTAATGAATTTAGAAAAAGCAATACTAATTCTTAACGTTAATTTAAATGAAAATCTAGTAAAAAAACTAATAACATATATAAAATATAAATCTCGTGAACAGATGAAAGTAAGACTTGGTATTAATACAGATATTAGAAACGTAAAAGGATATACTTTAAACAAAGATTTTATATCCGATAAAATATATTTTAGATATATAACGAGTATTATATTTCAATATTTACCCAACTATAATGTTATATTTTCACATAACCGTGCTCGTGTGTGTAACCAAGTTGATTTACTTAAATATAGACCTGGGGGTAAATATGACATTCACGTAGATTATGATTTAGAAGCTCCTAGAAGTATGAGTTGTATAATAAATTTAAATGAAAATTATGAAGGAGGTGACCTTGTATTCTATGATCCTACTGATAGTAAAAAAGAAATTAAAAGAATAAAATGTAAAAAAGGAACTATTATTTTTTTTCCAAGTAATTATTTGTTTCCCCATTCAATTGAACCTCTAACAAAAGGAACTAGATATAGTTTGGTGTCATGGCTAATATAAAAGATTATAAATATAAACTTATAAAAAATTTCTTTTCAAAAGAAGAGTTAGAACTATTACAAAGATATTGTTATCATAAATTAGATGAACAATGGAAACCTGATTTAACAACAGATTGTCCTTCTTTTTATAATGATGCATTAACAAAGTTTTTTCTTGAAAAAAAACAAAAACTTGTTGAAAAAGAATCAGGTTTAGAACTTTATAAGACTTACTCGTATTGGAGATATTATATGTATGGATCTAGTTTACTTATGCATAAAGATAGACCTTCATGTGAGATTAGTGTGACAGCATGTATACAACATAGTAATCCATGGCCTATTACTATAGATGGTAAAGATGTATATATGAAAGAAGGAGAAGCCGTTATATATTTAGGCTGTGAAATACTTCACGGAAGGAAACAACTAAAACATGATTCTAATGCACAAGTGTTTTTTCATTATGTAGATAAAAATGGTCCAAACACTGAGTTTAAAGATGATGTTAAAATGTATTAATATGAAAAAAATAAAAGAAATAAAACCTGAACCAAAAAAAGCTACTGTAGATGATTTTATAGGGGTGTTTGATAACTTTATTCCTCCTGGACAATGTGAGGACGTTATTAAAATGTATCAATCAGAAGAAAAAGCTAACAAAGTATATACAAGATATACAAATGAAAGAATAGAAGGTTTTCGTAAAAAAGATTCATCTCTTGATCTTCAACCTGCTTTTCATATGTTAAAAGATGATATTAAAGATATAATAGTAAACTTTGATATGGCATTACAACAATATTTTATTGCAACTAATATAGATGCAATAACTAATTCTAGATTTGGTTTTAAATATACAATTATGAAAATTCAAAAAACCTTACCTGGAGAGGGCTATCACGTGTGGCACACTGAGTGGGGAGAAGGAATGGGAATGGAAGGATTTACTAGGTGGTTGGTTTTTTCTATCTATTTAAATGACGTAGAAGATGGTGGAGAAACAGAATTTTTACATTTTTCAAAAAGAGTAAAACCTAAAAGAGGTAGAATAGTTATTTGGCCTGCAGCTTTTCCATATGTTCATAGAGGTAATCCTCCTTTGTCTGGAGAAAAATATATTTTAACGTCTTGGCTTTGTTTAAAACAAAGTTAATTAAAATAAAAATTATTATGAAGTATATGAAGTAGGTCTTGCGCCTAATCTAGTAATTTTATCTGCTTCAGTTTCCTCAACAGGATTTCCATCTGAATCTATAGTATTACCTTCAGTATTGTTATCCCAATCTGCTTGAAGTTGAGCTAAATGAGCTGCATCAAATTTATCTATAAAATTTGTTCTAAAATCTCCTAATACAGATGCATCATAAGAACCGTTTTCAGAATTATCTTTATATTCTACTTGATCATTATCTACACCATCATCAGTAAATTGAATAGCATGAATATTATTCCATTTAGAATCATTCCAAAATGAATCGTGTCCTTCTATTTTATGAGCTCCAGGATTAGAAGTTGAAAAATCACCTGTTTTTTTAATTATTGTTTTATCTTCAATAATAATTGTCCATAGACCATGTTTTGACATAAAAATCTCCTAAGTTTTAATTATATATATCACAGTTAAATATGGTTGCAACACTGAACTTGAGTCACCTGTAAAATTAGCAGATAGACCATGAGAGTGAGCTCCACCACCACCTGCACTATTAGTGCTTGAGTTACCCATAGGATATGCTGGTTGAGAGAGACTTCCTGATGGACCACTTTGTCTGTAATTACTTTTTTTACCACTTCCTGGGTGAGCATGAGAAGGTAGTAAAGGACTACTAATAGTAGTGTTTCCTGCATTACCAGATATGTTTCCAGTATTTGCTACTGCGTTTGCTCCACCTGTAGATCCCACAGCTTTACTAGGTGATTTTCCAACCACAACATTATCAGAAATGTTTGGAACTAAAAATGTACTTGAACCATCTCCAGCCCCATAAGTAGTGCCTATTACTCCAAATAAAGTTGAATAAGTTGACCTTGAAACTGTTTGACCATTACATTCTAAAAATCCTGATGGAATACTTCCTGAACTCCATGGTATAACAGATCCTGTTGTAACACCCACTAAACCTTGAATGTTTGAACCGTTAAAATCATATTTTGTTGCTTCGTAATTTGCCATAGTTTTAAGTTTTAATTATATATATTTGAGTTAAATAAGGTTGTACCACAGAATCTGATCCACCGCTAAAAGAAACTGATAATGGATGGGAATGACCTCCGCCACCACCTGTATTTCCTGAAGTATAACCTTGAGGCGGTATAACAGTTGATTGAGGATAAGCAAAACCATGATTATTCATTTGACTGTAATCAACAGAGTGATCGTGACTAGCAATTTCAGGAGTACTTAAAGTATGGTTAGCAGCATTTCCACCAACGTTTCCTGCATTAGTCACTGCGTTAGCTCCTCCAGTTGAAGCTAGAGCTTTACTAGGTGATTTACCCACTGCTACTTTGTCTTGTAAATCAGGTAATCCAAATGTAGAAGAACCATCACCAGCTCCATAGGTTGTACCTACAACTGCAAATAATGCAGAGTAAGTTGATCTTGAAACTGTTTGACCATTACACTCTAAGAAACCTGATGGAATACTTCCCGCACTCCATGGTATAATTAAACCAGTGTTTACTAAATCTATTCCTGTAAGATTTTGTCCAGTAAAATCATATTTTGTTGCTTCGTAGTTTGCCATAATTTCCTCTAAGTTTTAATTACATACATTAATGTTAAATATGGTTGCACAATTGATTTTGAGCCACCTGAAAAATTTGCTGATAAAGGGTGGGAATGAGCTCCACCACCACCTGTATTAGATATAGTAATATCAAACATTTGATATGTTTGACCATACTGGTTAGGGTTTGCGTTTGCACCACTTTGTGGAAAAACAGGTTCACGTCCAGCGTTATAAGTATGGGAGTGACTAGCAATTTCAGGAGTGCTAAGAGTAGTATTTCCTAAACTACCACTTAAATTCCCACTACAAGTAACAGTGTTAGCTCCTCCAGTTGAAGCTAAAGATTTACTGGGAGATTTACTTACACAACAGTTATCTTGAAAATCTGGTAGACCAAATGTAGATGAACCATCTCCAGCCCCATAAGTTGTACCTACAACTGCAAATAAATCCGCATAAGTTGATCTTGAAACTGTTTGACCATTACATTCTAGAAATCCAGATGGTACTGACGCAGTAGTCCAGGGTATAATTAAACCAGTGTTTAAACCTTGAATATCAGTAAGATTAGCACCGTCAAAATCGTACCTTGTTGCTTCATAGTTAGCCATGGATTATTTCTCCTTATATGTCCAACCGGTAGTAGCGTCTCCTGAATAAACTAATGTGAAACCAGCACCTTGTGTGTTGACCACAAGATCGGCTGCTGAATTAGCTATGTTAGAAGAATTTCTTCCAACAGTTAATGCGTTAGTATTGAAATCATAACCTTGATCAATAAAAGAAACTTCATCACCAGCTGAGGGTGACGCTGGAAGTGTTGCTGTTACTGCTCCACCACTTGTGTTTACTAAAAGTTGAGCACCAGCTTGAACTGTTTCTGCTGCAGTAATTGCTCTCCATTTTTTTAGCTCACCCGCTTTTACAACATTAGTTCCATCAGAATATAATGTGTAAGTGTGACCTTCACATAAAAGAACACCTGTTCCAGATGTAGTTTTGAAAGTTAAAGTGTAACCTGCATGATTACATCCATCTTCAACTACATATGTTTTTTCAACTGAATCTGGAATAGTAACATTTAAATTACCTTCGAGAGTTCCAGTTAATTTAATAACTTCATTCTTACCATTTGATAAAGCACCATTTGTAAAAGTTAAAGCTCTAGATGCGTTAGTTACGTTAAATGCGTCATAACCACCAATTGCTTGTTCAAGAATTAATAAATTTGTATTTGTGATCTGTCCCCAAGTTCCTGAATTTTCTCCAGTTGCTTGTACAGTTAATTTTAAATTAGCTGATGTTGAGTTAGCCATAATTTTTTATTCTCCAGTTAATCTATTTTTATAAAGTTTGACTGATAATGTCAATCTATAATTTTTATGCAGCTGTGTCAACTTCTGTCCAAGTAGGCGCTGTACCTGTATTTACTTGGTTCCATATTAGAGTTCTATTAGTTCCTAAAGCCATTGTCAAGTCTATTCCTGTGGTATTAGTAGTAGCCTCTCCAGTAATTGTAACATTTCCAAGATTAGCAGACATTGATATTCCAGTCACATCTGCAAGAGTTACGGCATCTAAATTACCTACTCCAAGACCGGCTGCAAATCCTTCTCCAACGACGGTTACATTAGCCTCTCCCGCTATAACTGTACCAACAGCTAAATCTGCATCAAATCCAATACCTGTTACTTCTGCATCAGGAGATGGATCTACGATTCCTTCTTCTGCAGTCATTGCTTCACCGGTTACATCTACATTAGCTGTACCTGTAACTGCTATTGTTCCAACATTTGCAGACATTGAAATGCCTGTAGGTGTTACAAATTCCCATTCACCTGTAGCACCCCATTCAAACTGACCCCAGAAGTATCGTCCCCAACCTTCTAAGTTATATGCTTCAAGAGTTCCTACATTAGCACTAAAACCGATTCCTTGTAGCATTGCATCAGGACCAGCGTCGGCTGTTCCTAAATTAGATGTAAAAGGTAAACCTGTTAATTCTATTTCAAATGATATTTCTATTGACTCATCACCTTGTGATGCAGTCATTTGAATTCCTGTTAATTCAGGTGCAACATCAATCGAAATACTTTCGTTACCTAAAGCTAGAGTTGCAGCATTTCCTGTAAGTTCTAAATCACCTGCAATACCCCACGCATTTTCACCCCAAGTAAGTCTTCCCCAACCAGTGTTAATTTCACCAGCTGTGGTTTCATCACCTAAAGAATTAGTTATTGCAAAACCAGTTGGTATTACATTTAAATCGGTAAATGCATTTTCGTTTCCTAATGTCGATATTAAAGCTTGGCCTGTTACTGAAACGTCTACGTCTGTAAATGCAAATTCATTGCCTAACGCAGCTGTAAAACCTATTCCGGTTATTGCTGCATCCGGTGCTGGATCAATTGTCCCTTCTATGGCAGTCATTGCCAGGCCAGAAGGATTTACAATTTGATCAGGAGAACCCCAGGCTCTTGCACCGTAGGTATCTCTACCCCAACCAAATTCTACAGTTGATACTGTTGTAACTGTTCCTATAGAAAAAGACGCACCTATCCCGTTAGGAAAAGCATCAGAATTATTTTGCTCTCCCCAATTTCCTGTACTCCAAGTAAGCGTGCCCCAGGTTGCCATAGGAAGTTACCTCCTATGTATTACCCAGAAATTCTTAGAATCGCTGCTGCTGTTGTAAAAGCTGGAAACTGAATTGTGAAAGTTCCTGATGTAGCTGTTTTATCCGCCCCAAAATCTAAAGCCGCAACAGCTGCATTAGTTGCAGTTGATGAAGTGTTATAGATTAAAGCTCCTCTAGCAGTCAACGTTACGCCAGTGAAAGATCTGTCAGCAAAATCAACGATCGCAACACCTGATGCAATTGAAGTATTATTACCTGTAAGCTTTCCACCACCTGCTGAATATTGACCACTGTTACCGACTTCATTACCAGTTGTGTAAGAAGTAGTAGCAGAGTTTAGAGTAGCAGAGGAAGTATAAAGAGCTATTTTATAAACATCAGAACCAGACGCAAATGAATGGTCTCCATCTAGTAACTGTTTTTTAAACGAGTTAGCAAGTGCTTGTGTTATAGCCATAGTTTTATCTCCTTATTATTATTTTCCACCGACTCGAGGAACACCTGATTGATATTCATCTCGTCTTCGTCTTCCCATTTGTTCTATAGAGAAGCCTTCTACCACTTGTTTATACTTTCCTTCATATAATTGCAAGAGATCATTTGGCCCCTTTAAGAAACTAAATGCTTCAACTAAGCATGCATATAGTAAGCCATTGGGAAAATTTTGACTTAAATATGTAGTAGTATTTGTACTCGATAAACCTTCATCTTTCAAGATATAATTTAATTGAATTTGATATGCAGAGTCTGGTATAGGAGCTAAAACTATTGTATCTTGGTCCCACATACTGTAATATTTTGGCTCTCCTGTAACACCTGTAGAATTATATTCTGACATATAACTGGTATCTCTATATTCTAAAAAATTTCTAGTACTACCTGATCCACCATTTACTATTTGTGCAGATCTAACAACCAATAAATTTTCTGGTGTATCAATAAATCTTTGATCAGCTACTAAATCAGCTGTCGCATATCTTCTGTTATTATCAGAATCTACATCTCTTAAAATTCTAAATTCAGCATCAGATATAAATCCATCTACAATAGTAGATGTTAAAACATTTGCATCTACTTCAGTGTAATCTCTAATTTTTTGTACTAATTCTGCGTATGTCATTATGGTGTTAATGTAACTGGACCAGCGGTCACAGTCATTCCTCCTGAGTTTTCTGTTAGCGTTGCATTAGTTCCGCAATCAAAACTATAACTATTTGTATCTATAACTGTTATACTAAATCCTGAAGCATTTTCAAACACTGTATAAGCTAATCCACCTGGACTTCCATCTACAT